TAGCTTAGAGACTGCAATAAGTATTGCTGTTACTATAGCTTTAATAGTAGGGATGTGGTATTCCTTGCAAGCTGAAATACAGTTAGCTAAAGAACTACCTGAGCCAGAAGTATCACGTATGGAGTATGATCTTAAGGATCAGATGGTTCGTGATTCGATTATGAATACAGAAGAAAAAGTAGAAAAACTTGAAGAGAAAGTAGATTCTGTTAAAGAAGATACAAGAAGTATTAATGAGACTCTTCTTAACATGAATAATAAATAAAGGTGTTTAATTATGAAGAAATACTACAAATTACTTTGTGGATTATTTGGTGCAGTATTATTACTATCGCCATTGCATTCTCAATCAATTAGTTTAGATACTTTTGAAGAAGTACAGTTAGTTAAGTTACAAGAATGTGCAGTTGTACAAGTAAATGCATCTTGGAATTACGCTAATAGAGTGGAAGTAGAAAAATTAGCACAACTTTGTTATATAGGTGAAGTAGATTTAAATAATAAAACTATTGGAGCTGTTATACAAAAGGAGTGGAATATAAAAGTAGTACCTACTATAATTATATTTAAAAATGGAACAGAAGTAATGAGATACGAACCAGGTATTAGCATGAGATTTGATGAAAAAGAAGTGTTTGATAAAATTAAAAAAGAAATTAAATAATAACGTTAATTATTTAGCTTGTAATATTATATATATATAACTATATTAACGTTAATGAAAAAAGTTTTTAATAGTCAAGTAAAATTTAAAAAAACTTGTAAAAAAACAAGACAAGGTATGTCAAATAACACAAAATATGGTACTAAAATAAGCAATAAGTACTATAAAAAACAATCCCGAGGACAGGGATAAGGAGAGTAATATGCCACAAGGTAAAGGCACATACGGTAGTAAAAGAGGAAGACCTAAGTTGGATGGTAGTAGAATCAAAAAAGCAGCTGGTAAAGTTAAAAAAGGAGCTAAGTCTCTTTTAAACAGAGGTAAAGCTGTTGTTTCTAAATATAAAGGTAAAGTAGATCGTAAATCAGTTAGAGGCGTTAAAAAAACTAAAGGCGGTAACTACCCTATTTATAAAAAAGGTTCTGCTAAAGGCAAAGGTTTTAACTCTGCTTTAAGTGCAGCCCGTAAAAAAGGACAGAAAACATTTACTTGGGATAAACGTTCATATCATACTGGAGTTAAAAAAACTACTAGAAAAGGAGCTTCTTACACTAGCGTAGTTGGAAAAGGATCTAGATTGAAGAACATGAGTTCTAAAATGAAAGCAAATGCAGCAGCTAGACGTAAAAAAAGAGCAGCTAAGAAAAAGAAATAATTAATAACCAAAATAGGAGAGCCCACATGGCTAAAGAAAAAAAAGTAGATCTAAAAGAAGTTGCTATGAAAGAAATGGAAACATTAGTAGAGCAACATAATGGATTAGTAAAATCAATTCAAGAACAACAAGGTCGCTTAAATGAAGTAAAAACAATGCTAACAGAAAAAACAGGATACTTACAAGCCCTGGAAGACTGTGATGCACAATGTGATAAAGATGCCTAATTTAAATTTAATAGGTACACTTATCGACAAAGTGTCAAGCAATGTTGATAAATTCACTTTAGACAAACAAGAGAAAGCTGAATTAATTGCAGAAATTAATAAAGCTCAACTTGAAGTTAACAAAGTAGAAGCAGGTCATACATCAATATTTGTAGCAGGCTGGAGGCCATTTACTGGCTGGGTTTGTTCAATAGCATTGGCGTATCATTTTATTCTACAACCATTACTTACTTTCGTGCTATACGCTCGTGGTGTTGAAATAGTGTTGCCTGTGTTTGACATGGGCACACTAACAACAGTACTACTTGGGATGCTAGGTCTCGGGGGAATGCGTTCGTTTGAAAAAGTAAAGAAAAAAAACTAGGAGAAACTTGTGGAAATAAAGAAGCGTGGTATTATTATACCCGATCAGCACTATCCTTTAGAGGATAAGGCTGCAGTTAATTGTGTTATTAAAGCAGTAAAAAAGATTAAACCTGATGTGTTTGTAAATTTAGGTGATGTTGGTGAGTGGGAGTCAGTATCTGCGTGGAAATATAAAGATAAAAAACTACCACCTTTAGAGTATGTACTACCAATAGTAGATGAAGATATAAGATTAGTAAATGAGGGATTAGATGTTTGGGATGAAGTACTGGAAGAAGTTGGATGTAAAGAAAAACATTTATTACAAGGTAACCACGATCTCTGGTTGGATAATTTTGTTGCTAAGTATCCCTATCTCGTTGATTATTCTTTTTTCAAAGCGTGTAAAATAAAAGAGAGAGGATATAGTTATAGTGAATATAATTTACCTATACAAATTGATAACCTCACTTTCTTTCATGGTGCCTTTGCTACTACGTATCATGCTAAAAAACATCTTGAAACTTATGGAGAGAATGTAATGTATGGACATGTACATGACGTACAAAGACATACACTAACAAAATTAAACGGAACTATTGGAGCATGGTCTATTGGATGTTTAAAAGATATGTCTCACGAAAAAAATAAATGGCTTAAGGGTAGATTACATAACTGGGCACACGCTTTTGCTATAGTAGATTGGTTTGATAATGGGGAATTTAAAATAGAAATAGTAGAAATTAAAGATGGCGTAACATCCCTTTGGGGAGAGGTAATAGACGGTAATGAGTAAAGTAATAACAACTAACAAGTTAAAAGGTAATCCTTGGAATAGTTCTGATTCTAATAAAGATAGAAGATTGAACAATACAGGTTTACCTAAAGGAAGAAACAGTGCCAAAAGAAACAATAAACGTAAATAATTTTAGCGGTGGTTTAAATAACAATACTAATCAAAGAGACTTAGAGATAAATGAATATCAAGAGTTAAAAGGATTAAGTATTGAAACGCCAGGTAAACTAAAAGTTTCTGGTTCTGTTGTTGATTTACCACACGTACAATCTGCTGATGAAGAAAAGTTTACGACTACACTAAACCATGGTAATGGATTGTTTCACTTTAATAGTGATAGAGATTCATCTAATGGTGCTTTAAGTAATACTGAAATGTTATTTATACATGACATTCCTAACACTAAAATAAAAGGGTTTGATAAAACAGATGGTGCTTATGAAACTAACTCTGATATCGATTATGGTACTACAGCATCTCGAATAGAATATTATGCAGCAGATGGTCAATTAAGAGTATGTCCACATAGTTATACAGGTACATCAAATAAAATTAAATGGTATGGATATTTAGATATTGTTAAAGATTTTGGGTTTGATGCTTCTGTTCATATTATAAAACAAGAAAGTGGATTTAAAGTAGCCGATGCTTATGCAGCACCATTAAAAAGTGGTACTCAATCTACTCCAGATGGTTATGGATATCCAGATGGAACATTACAAAATTATCAAGTTGGTGTTAATAATGATTATTATCCTGCATCGTCTAATCAATCAGAATTTTTATTTAATTTATCTGCTTCTACATTTACTGTAGCAGCAGGATCTATTACTCCTACTGGAACTAACAAATTAGATACTGTGGCAGATCTTATGAAAGGTACTACTTATACTGGTTATACAGAAGGATATGGACCGTTAGCATTTTATATGTGGTTTGACCCAGCAGGTAATGGTACTGGAGATCAAACTGGTGCTAATATAGCAGTTTATAATAACTCAAGTAATAAAAAATATAGTATTTGGGTTTCTAATATATACGACAATCAAGAATCTAGCCCTACTCATGTAGGTTACATAGATCAACCTACTTTAAATGCTGATAAAAAAAGAACTTTATACTGGTCTGCAATAGGTAGAATACCAAATAAAACAAGACAAACAGGATTTAAGGTTTATTGGGCTATAGATGAAGATGATTCTGTTGGAATACAATATCTATTTATGGAATTAGATTTTAGTAAAGGTTGGAGAAAAGCTGGATCTGATATATGGGTTAAAATGTCACAAGTAACTCATAATAATTCTGGATTAATTAGCTCAGATCATGAAAGAATGTATTGTACGGGAGCAACTTTTACACAACTTAATCAATTTATAGCAGGTTTAAATAATATACAGTCTTTAGATGTAAGAGAGCCTTACACAAAACGTGGTTATAATCCTATTGGTAGAGCAGGAACTTCTTTTAAAACATCAACAATGTTAAATAGAAGAACTTATGTTGGTAATATTACTTACTATGATGAAAACAATATGCTGCAAACAGCTAATGATACTGTAATTAAATCAGAAGTAGGTGAATTTGATACGTTTGATTTTAAGAAAAGAATAGATGTAGAAATAAATGACGGTGATGATATTGTAAAATTAGCATCTGTTGGTAATAAACTATTAGAATTTAAAAAGAATACTTTATTTATTATTAATTGTAGTAGAGATATAGAACAATTAGAAGCTACATTAAAATATAAAGGATGTCGAAACGATTATCAGGTTGTTAAAGCAGAAGGGTTTGTAGCGTGGTTTAACGAATACGGTGCTTTTTTGTACGATGGAGAGCAACTAAGAGACTTGTTAATAGGTTCAAATGGACAAAAAAGATTTAAAGATTGGAGTACTCAGTATTATAGTGACGATGCACAAATTGGATATATACCAAACAAACAAACATTGATTATTACAAATCCAGCTTTAAACGGCTTTAATAGCAATCCTAGTGGTGGAATACTAGAAATTGATTTAAAGACGTTAGGATGGGCATATAGTGCGTTAAAAGGCAATACTGTAGATGTATCTAACCTTATTAATACTAATGATGGAAAATTAGTTTGGTTTGAAAAAGATGGAAATGATATAGAATTAAAATATTGGAATCCAGAACCTTCTTTAAAGGGTGGATCAAATACAGCTGTATCTTTAAAAACACCAGCATATACATTTGATAATCCTAGTCAAGATAAAGCTATAACTACTGTATATGTAAGTTATAAAAACGGTGAAGACATAACAGTCAAAGGATTTACTGACGAAACTTCTGATGGTTCTGCTTTTACTAGTGTAACATTAGGAACTTTAGCTGGTAATAATGATGGTTCTAATAGAACAACTAAGTTTAAAGTAAGAAGCATTACTGATGCTTTTAAAAAAGTTAAAACATTTGGATTAGAAATAGCTGGTAACACAGATCAACAAGACTTTGAATTAAATGATATGCAAATAGTGTATAGAAATAAGAGCGTTAAATAATGGCTAAAGCATTACCAGGTAATAAAAGAAAGTACGGTGAAAACTTATATAGTGAATCTTATAAACCACCAGAAAGCGGTGGTGTTGGAGGTGCATTATCTAGTTCAAGGGGTAAAATAAAAGATTTAGATAGTAAAGCAAATACGCAAACTAAATTAGAAAATAAACCACGTAATGTAGATGGAGTAACTGGCGATAAAAAGTTAGTTAGAGAAGGGGATGAAACGTATTTGTACTATAAAATAGAAGGTGAATGGTTTAAAACACAATTGGAGAAAGCATAATGGCAAGTAGAGCAGATGTAGTAATGGCACAGTTTGATACAAACGCAGCAGCAGAAGAAAGAAAAATGCAAAAACGTATAGAGAATAGTAAAACAATACGTAATATAGATAATATAACTGCAACAGCTGAAGGTGCAAGAATGGGTTTAGAAATGGGTAGAACCGTATCTGACATACATAAAGGTATGAAAGGTTTTAAATTTCGTCGTGATATTAGAAGAAAAAATATTGATAGTGGAATGGAATCAGGGATGAGCAGAAGAGAAGCAAGAAAGTTTTGGCGTGAAACTGGTAAGGCTGAAGCTAAAGCATTTTATAAAAAAAATGAAGATGATGGGTTAAGTCATAACACTCTGGTATCTATGTATTTAGATGGAGTTAATGACGATCCATCTGGAGATAATCCAAAAGCACCAACAAATGCTAGTAATTATCCAGATTTTGTTGGTCCAAGCCCAAGTGGACAAGGATTTGTAGGTCCAGTTCAAGGATCATCTACTACTGAAGAACCTTCATATCCTATGATGGGACCTGGAAGTGCTGCTGGAAGAGGGTATTTTTTTAGTAAAGGAATAGCTAATTCTATTGGTTACCTTAAAGATAGATTTGGAAAAAAGGATGATGAATAAATGTGGGGTTTAATACCAGATAGATTAAAGTATTATAATAATGATAAGTTTACTAAAAAGTTATTTGAACACTTAAAATTAAGAGAAGGTTATAAACAAAGTGTTTATTTAGATATATTAGGTAAACCTACTTGTGGTATTGGGCATTTATTAACTAAAGAAGAAAACAAAAAGTATCCTGTTAAGTCTTTAGTACCTAAAAGGGTTATTGATAACTGGTTTAAAGAAGATGTTAAGACAGCTTTAGATGCTTCTAAGACACAAATGAAGTTACTTAAATTAAATGATGACGATTTTAAAATAGCATTAGTATCTGTTAATTATCAATTAGGTACTAGTTGGCATAAAAAGTTTCCAGCTACATGGAAATTATTAAAAGCAAAACATTATGATGATGCAATAAAAGAATTATTATATAAAAATCCACCAGAGATGGAACCATCTACGTGGAAAGAACAAACACCAGTTAGAGTAGAAGACTTTGTAGAAGCAATAAATAAATTAAAAGGGGATGTGTAATGGCAACAGCTGAACAATTAATAAAAAAAAATAAGCAACAAGAACAAGATAGGTTGCAAGAAAAATTATTTAAAGAAGGAATGGAATCTGGTATTTACCAAGAAGGAGATGATCCAAATAGTGAGTATAAACAACTACCTCCAGAAAAGGGTTTATTTCATGAATCAGAAGAAGACGATAATGACACTATGTATAATGATGATATGGATTATCGTCCAGACGAATTGTTTGTAAGTAAACATGATAAAGCTAAAAGAGAAGCATCTAAAGCAATTGCTTCTAGCTTTGGTGGTAAATTTTGGTTAAATTCTATTAGTCCTGATTTAGAAATTAAACCTTTTAGTCCTTCTATTGTGGCTAAGAAAATGAATGAGGAGGCGTAATGGACCCAGTAAGTATAGGTTTTGCAGTAGGTGGTGCTATATTAGGTAATATAGGTATGCGTAAAAGAAGACGTGAAGAAAGAAAGCGTAGAGCAAGAGAGAAAAAACATGCTTTAACTGCACAAACATCATTAATAAACTCTATAGGTGGATTAAGAGATGATTACAGACAAAGAGCTGGTTTTGCTAGACAAGAGTTTAATATAACTCAACAAGGAGCTTTACAAGGTTATCAAGGAGAAAGATCTGCTATGGATACATTGGTTGGTAATACAGGTATGAGTTATAGTGGTGGTGCAATGGAGCAAAGTAACAGACTAGACAGTGCATTTAAAAATCAATTGACTGCACAAAAATTAGGAGCTGATCAAACTATGTCATCTATATCAAAAGGATTTCAATCAGAGTTAAGAGACGTACAAGTAGGATTATTAAATTTAGAAAGAACGGCATCAGAAAGAGGTTATTCAATACCTAGTATGGGTGCAAACTTTCAAACAAACCCAAGCGGGTTAGGAGGAGTAGTATAATGGCAAGTTACAGTGAAGCATTTTTAAATTCTTTATCAAGAGCTAGCTCTAGCATATCAGGCTTAATGGCACAAGTTAGAGAACCAAGCTTTGAGGAGAAGACGGAAATAGAAACAAATGCATCAAAAGAATTAATGCAAACACAAGCTGAAACAACAGCAGAATTACAATCATTTATTATGGGTGAAAAACATACATATGATACAGATTTAGCTAGTATGGGTTATGAAAACAACTATAATATAGAAGCGATAAGAGCTATGAATGCTTTAAATTTACAAGGATTGCGTGGTGAACAAGCTATGGATCAAATTAGATATGAAACTGCACAAAAGTTAGAAGACGCAGGTTACGATGCTATGGTAGCTTTAGGACAAACTAATTTTGTAGGTGTATCAGATCCAAGTGAAAACCAAGGATTTACTTTTGAAACAGCTAAAAGGTTCTTAGCAAAAGATAATAAACGTGCTGAAGCTTCAAAACAACAATTTGAAACTCAATACAATTTATTAAATGTAGGATTAGCTGACGTATTACAAGTAAAACAGTTGAATCCAAATGCACCTTCAGTAACTCAAGCTATTGATTTAATTAATACTGGTATAGAAACAGCAGAAAGTCTTGCAACATTTTCAGCACGTCAAAGTTTTGATGAAGACCAAGACTATTACAACAATAGACTTGAACAAATGTATCAATTAAAAGCTACTTTAGAGCAATAATATATAATGTTAAACCCTTATATTAATAGCTTAAACAGTCGTTTAAGAGCTGGTCGTTTAAATGAAGTTACATATGCTAACATTCTAAAAAACTACTATGACTCTAATGCAGCGTTCTTAGATCAAGATAGTTTAAATTATGTTGAAAGTAAACTAACTGAACTTAAAATTCCTATAGCTTCTCAAGATGCTACTGATGGAGTTATTAAACAAGCAGTATCTGGACTATTAGAAGGCTTTACCACGTTTGGTTTTGCAGATAAACCAGATACTGGTATGGAAAAAATAGTAAATAATGTTACACACTTAATAGGTTTAGCACCAGGGATTATGATGGGTGGAGCTAGAATGTTAACTAGTGCTACAGCTACTGTTGGTAATGCAATAATAAGACGTGGTGCTGCAGAAAGTAGTAAATCTTTAGCAAAACTAGGTAAAAAATTAGTAGATAAATCTAATAATTATGCAGCTAGTAGTGATAGATTGCAAAGATCTATGGGAAGATTAGCTAACACTACACTATTAAAACCCTTCCGTTCTACTAATCCTGTAATGTTAGATCCTGTTAAAAACAAATCTATCTATGAATTAAAATCTATACCAGGTAAAATTGCTGAAGTAGTACAAATGCAAGGTATAGCAGCGTTAGGTGAAAACAAAGGTAAGTTGTTAGAAGGTATATCTAGTGGTTTATTATTAGGTGGAATGAGTAAAGATGCGGTAGGTAGAATACTTCACGAAGCTGGACACGTTGGATTGCTTATGGCTTTCTCTAATCATCCGTTAGCATCTAGAAATACTGGAGGTATGTCTGGTGAAGGTATTAAAGAAATGGCTATGGCTGGTATGCATGGTGGTATAGCTGGTGGTATCTTTGGTAGTATAGGTCAATATGCAAACATATCTAAACTAATGACATCTAGTAATCCAGCATTAGTAAAAGCAGGCGAAAGTATAATAAGAAAAACAGCTAGTACTTTAGCTACTAAAAATACAGCAGAAGCTACTGAGTTTATAAATACTGTGGTAAGAGGGACAGCTGGTGCAGGATATGGTGGTATAGTAGCTGCTATGAATGATTATCCAGTAGAAGAACAAATATATGAAACTTTAATGGGTGTATTTTTTAGTGTTAATGCTAGACCTACGTGGCAAACTAGAGCTACTAAGGATATAAATGTTCACGCAAATACTTTTGATAGAACTAAATCTGTAAGAGAAAATATAGACACATTAAAAAGACTTCCATGGTTTAAATCTGAAACTAAAGACTATCAACAATATTGGCTAAATCATTTTGAAGCCATACGTCAACAACAGTTAACTAGTAAAGAAGTTATTACTGATCAATTAGGGTTAGAAATTTTAAAAGTTGTACAACAATTAGAAAAAAATGGAAAGATTACTCAAGAACAAATTCAATATGCATTAAAAGGAAAAGGAAAAGAAGAAGGTAAATTAGGTTTACTACAAGAGCTTGTTAAGTTAAAAGAAAGAGTACAAAGCGATAATTATACACCAGATGTAGATATAGCACCATATAAACCTTCTAAAAATATAGATTTATCATTATTGAATGAAAGCTTCAGAAAAGAACTTACCTCTGGTAATGAAGTAGATTTTCCAGTGCATAGTTTAACACAAATAGCTAAACGTATAGCAGATACTTCTGGTTATGAAAAGTTTACACAAGAGATGTTCTTTGAAAAAATGGTTACTGCATTTAATACTACTAAAGCAAAACATTTCTACAAAGACTCAAAGGGTAAGGAACGTATTGATGTTGATGAGTTTGTTAAAAAAGTTAAAAGACAATATCCTAAAGTTAAATTTGACTCTAATGATATAAAAGAAACTAGAAGGGTAGCTTTAAGATTTGATAATTACAAACCTATATATGATGACTTTTATATTGATTTTACTAACCCATTAAAATCAGGGGATAAAAAAACAGTAGGAGATCCACAAATGGTTCCTATGGTTGATCCTCAAGGTAATCCTTTAAGCAAGCTTACTGCTGGTAAGAGAGATACTTTTATAGGTTTTAGAAATATGCGTGGTAAAACTATAAGTTATATGCAAGTTAATAAAGGGAAAAAAAATGTTATCTTTGTAAGTCCTTTTGCTAGAGAAACTGTGTATTCACCTAAAAGTAAAAACCCTATAGTAAGACCTTATGTAAGTGAAAAAGATTGGTATGCATTTGAGAAAAAATTAAATGAAAGAGATAGAGAGTTTATATATGGTGGTATATCTGACACTGGTAGGGTAGATATAAGAAGTTATCCTTGGGCTGCAAAAGGTAAACAAGGTCATTGGACTCCTACAGAAGTAGAGGGTGTGTATAAAAAAATTATTAAAGAAGCAATTAAAACGCCAGAAGGTTTAGCTTGGTACAGAGCTAATTCTAAAAAACAAATTAATAAAGAAACTAAAGAAAATACTGTTGCTACTATGATATATAGAATGCGTGAAATGGGAATGATAAAATCTGGTAAAGATGTAAACGTTAAAAAAATAACTGGGTTAGTAGAAAGATATTTAAGAAACGAAAAAAACGGAGACTATAAAACTCCTGCAAAATTTCAAAAGTATTTAAATCAAATGGATAAAGCTGAAATACCTTTTTTAGATGGACTTAAATTAGGTTTAAAAAATAATGATATGAATGGTATATTATTAGAAGATTTAAATGTAGGTACAAGATTTGAATCAGAAACAGATGGTACAATATTGTTAAATTCTAGAATATTTGATAAGTTAGTAAAGTATATGGGTAATGATTCTGCTTCGGGTATGGCTAAGGGTACATTATTTTCTAAACCTAGAACTTCAAGAGAAAAAGCTAGAAACGATCAGGGTAGTAGAAGTTTAGTAATAGGTAAATTTGCTTATGCTAGAGCAGATAAAGCTGATATGAGATATATGGATGCTAATAATTTACAGTTTATGCTTTACACTTCTGGTGCTAAACATAAATTTGGATTAGAAGTTAACATGCTTAATGAGCTGGCTTACGATAAATCAAAAGCAACTATTGATCAAAACGTATATCCTATTGATCCTAAAAAATTCAACGTAAAAACAAGTGACTTTCATTGGAATATAGATGTACGTGAAAAAATTAATGTTACTGGTAAACTAAATATTATGCAACAAATGTTTTTAAATGCTAACAACATACAGTTTGATCCTAATACTCCAGTAGGTGAGGCATTTCACCAAGGATGGAGAGGTTTACTAAGTGATGCAGTAAGAGGTGATTCTAAAGTAACTAAGGAAGCTCTAAAAAGATTAGATCAAAAAACTCACAAAGGTAAAAAACTAAAAGGTGGTAGAGATTTAGAAGGATTAGATATAGATAAAATAGATATTGCTACTATTGATACAATTATGACTACCAGAACTAAAAGTCAAGCATTCAAAAGTATATTAAAACATTTATACTTTGAAAATAAACATGGTCAGTTTCTAGATACAGAAGCTAGTGAATTTAGTAGAGTTCATGATAAGCACGTAGGTCAACATTTAGCTGATACTGGATTTTCATATTCAGCTTTACAGAGTAGAGGTACATCAGAGTTTGTACAAAAGACCTTAAGATCTTATTTGCTAGCACGTATTATAAGACCTAAAGTAAATAATAGTTATTCAGTTATTTTAGCACCATACGATTGGAAGTATTCATTAAAAAAACAAAAATATAGTTCAGCAGAAAAAGGTTTAGCAGATAACGAGTTTATGTTATGGTCTGGTGCAGAGAATATGCGTGTTAAACATCCTACAGAAGGTAAAGAAATTACTTTAAAACAATGGTGGACAGATATGCAAAACGTCTTATCTTTAAATATGAACAATGCTAAAGTGGCTAAGATGTCAGCAGAAGATTTAACTGCTTGGAGAGATTCACAATATGCAATTATTAATCGTTCACCTGTTATGACTGCTGGTAATATGAGAGCACTCAAGTTTGTAGGTTTTGCTGGAGGTAAATCAAAAAAAGGTTTTGCATTAATTACTAATTCAAGAAATGATTTAATGATGGGTGGAGCTGATAAAGATATTGACTCTGCACATTTATCTTGGGGTATGCCTAAAGGAATAAAAGACGGCTATAGACAACCACATGTTCAATATGAGTTTTCTAAAAAAGAAAATATAAAAGAAGATTATGAATTAAAAGATGATCAGTTTTTAATGGATAGAGGTATTATAGGTGACGTTGTAGCTAAACCTAACTCTTTAGGTATTTTAATGTTAGGTGAAAAGATTAAAGCAGCAGATTCAGCTACGTATGGTAAAGATTCTATTGGTATTATATTCAATGGTTTCACACAGATTAAACAAGCAGCAGAATTAGCTTTACAAAGTAGAGCTGATCTTAGTCCAAAAGAAAAATTAGAAATATGGCAAGAAATAGCTAGATTAAATTCAGCTATAGGTAATAGATATATTGACGCCGCAGAAACAGTAGGTCTTCCTGATGCGTTTACTACAATGAGAAAGGTAAGAGAGTATCTAGAAAATACTTATGAACTACCAGTAAGTGAGTTAGACGTTTCACAATTTAAAAAGTTTCATGACGCTACTATTAAAGGTAAACTAAAAAAAGATGGACCTACTTATGATAAGATATCTAAAAACATGATTGATAAACATGGAGATGTAGATTCTATAGTAAGACAAATAGCAGAATATACTAAAGATTTAAATATGACTATTGATCCATTAGTTAATATGAAGAAAGAAAACATGTTTAATATTGTAGGAATGTTAAACGAAGCATTGTCAAAAGACCCCTATGCCAAAGCATTTGGAATTGAAAATGATAAATATTTTAAAAATATATTTTTTGATCCTAAAAGTACTACTAAGTCAGAAGTAGAAGCTATACTAGATAATCCACATTTTTTGTATAACAAAATGTCTGTTGTCAGAGTAGTAAAAGCTGTACAAGAAACGTATAACTTTTTAGATAAACCACATAAAGGTTTAAATGATAGTAGTATATCAGAAACTTTAACTAAACGTTTTCGTATGACTAGACCAGAAATAGACAGTTTTGTTTATCAACTTATACATACTGCACAACAACAAAAGTTTATGTTTAGTGGTAGAGCTAATGCTAAATTACAAAAGTTTGCTGCTGGTTCAAGAAACAATCCTGATGGTATGAGCTATCCTGAGACTGTGTTGTTAAGTAAAAGATATTTAAAACAAGCTCTTACAGAATTTTATGCTAAGAAAGCTACTAGGGGTGGTAGAGGTACAATACCAAAGAGTGAAATGACTATCATTAATAAACAGGTAGAGAAACTATTTGAATATTGGCACGAAGCTAACCCTTTTATGGAATTAAATTATAATGGAATGCCACAAGAACAAAAAGCTGCATTCGAGGTAAGAAAACAAGAAGTTATACGAGTAAGAGATAAATTAAGAAATTTAGTATTATATAAAGAAGGTAAGAAAAATAAAGGTACTAGAAAAAATGAAAATGATTGGAGTGAAAAAGATAAGTCTAATTATTATAATTTAAGACAGCAATTAGGTAATTATGAGTATGAAATGAGAAACTTTCAACCAGAAGGACCTAATAATATGATGCGTAATGCTGCTATATCTCCAGAAGTTAAACGTGATATAGCTAGATTTGAAGAATCTATATTAGAATCACTTAAAGAACCTACTGAAACAAGAAGAAGATCTGCTATATTTAAAACTACAACTTTACAAGAACCTGTTAAAACAGGTGACAGAGATGGCCCTGGTACTGTAATAGATAAGGATATAAAATTTGGTGGAACTTTTGCTGCAGATTTAACAAATTGGGAAGCTTTAGCCAAAGCTGATAATTTTAAAAAAGAAATTGCTTCACAAATAAAAACAAAACAAGAGATTGTAGATAAATATCAAATGACACCAAAAGCTTTGACTTATGAAATAGATAGAATGGGTAACATTATAAAGAGAATGGCATTAAATGGACAAACTTCTCATGTTATGGACCTTACTGGTATTTATTTAAAAACATTTGAAAAGTTAGATGTTGCTGCTAAAAGCGGTATAGATACAATAGATTACAATCACTTAAGAATATTTAGTAATATATTAGAGAACAGATATTTAGATGGATGGAAAGAGTGGGGTACTAGAAAACTTTTACATAGAAAATTAATTAAAGAAATAGCAGAATTAGAAAAAAAACATGGTTCAAAACTAATGCCACCAGAGTTTGATACAGACTTATTATTTCCTTCAGAGATAGGAAAAATATTAGAAAAAGTAGATAAAGTTTATAACATCGGAACAGCACAAGTAATTAAAGATGGTATATATACTGATGTAGGTATTAAATATCCAACAAATATTGTAAGTGAGATAGGTAAAACAATAGGTTCGGCTCACACTGCTGGTAATGTTTTAGCTGATATAATGATAGCTGAATTAAATTCTAAGCTTGATACTATAAGACCTGTAAACTATAAAGAATATGCTAAAGTAAAACCTATATTAGAATCATTAGCAGCTTACGAAAGACAAATGGGATTAAAAGGTAATGAAAAACCAGGAGATAGAGGACCGAGAGAGAATGAATCTCCACAATCTATTGCAAATCTTAAAGCTAATGTAATAAAATTTAGAAAATTATTAAGTGAAATAGATCCAAAGTATAGAATAGAAGTTAAAGAAAGAGGCACAGATAAAGATTTAGAACTAACGCCTAGAGAAATGGTTGAGTATATTAAAGAAACTATACAAACAGAAACTATGACTGACGCTTACAATACTTTGCATGCAAGTAACTATAAAACGTTAGCAGAAATGTTAAGTGGTAAAAAATTAGTACAAGGTAGATTTAAAGGTGGAGTATTTAATTTTGATAAATTTTATGATGTAGATATAAAAAATAAACTAAGTGTAGATCAACCAGAATATATGCATAAAGCTATGTCAGAAACATTTATGGATGTTCATGGTATAATTATGCCAGATAGGTTATTGTTTATTGAGAGTGTAAATTTAAATGACAGGCGTTTAGCACAAGGTAAAGAAGTTGTACGTAAACATTTTCATAGTGAAGATTTAACCTGGGCAGAGTTTCAATTAGATATACGTGATATAGCTATTGAAAAGTATGGTACTGTATTGAAAGATGGAAGTGTTGGATTAGATTATTCTAAATTACAAAAAACAATATCTGAAACAAATCCTAAAATGACTAAATACCAAGAGTTGCAAAGTTTTATAAAAGAAACTAATTTAAATAAAGTAAGAGATCAGAGACTTGGTTTTATTGGAACAGAAGAAGTAGATGGTGAAAGATTTAGTAACACATATCATCCTTTACATCACCCTAATACTAAAGCACATATTAAGTTTATACAAAACGAACACATACCTAGAGAAACTTTACGTTATTTTGGTAAGTTACAAAACACTGTAACTAAAGAATACTATTATGAGTTTAAAGATATTGATATAGAGGCATTTAAAAGAGGTGAAGTAGTAGGTAGGTATGATACAAAACTTGGATTAAAAGAAGGTGAATTACTTACTGAAAACTTGGAACTACATAGAGCTTTAGAACAAAAATTTATAACATTACCAGAAGTTGCAGAACGTTTGTATAAAAATATGGTAAATAAACTGGTAAACAATCCAGAGCAATATAATAATGAGTTTTACGATCAAGTATCTTATGATAGAATTAACATGATATCAACTAGAAGAGGTTCTATAGAAGCACCTGGTGTAGGTAAATTTTCTACAATAAGAAAAAGAGCTTCAGTACCTATTGAAGGGTATGATACATCTATGGAAGCTTATAAAAGATATTTAAGAACTAGTGCGTTGGGTGTGACTACACAACGTGCTGCTCTTATGTCTAGACTACATATAAGCCATTTTAAGTATAATACTTTACCTGGTAATAAAAGAATTGATCCTGATGTAGGAAGAAGATGGTTGCATAAAATTATAGATTTAACTAAGGGTTATATGAACATGCCTAGTACTAGAAGTTTAGAACTTAATGGTGTAAATGCTAAAGATATGGATATATTAGTTAAATATGCTGAATCTGGATATAGTTTACATTTTTTAAAAGAAAATCCTATGTACGATGCAGTAGATGCAAAATTAATAAATGATTTAAGACAATATACTAGACCTTCTGAAAGTGAAATTAATAACATGCAAAAAGAATTGTATGCTAAGTATCGTTTTAAAAACATAAAAGATGCTTATGGTAATAATATAGAAAAAATTAACAAAAGTAAAGCTTCTCAAGCAGATAAAAAAACAGCTAGAATTAATTTAACGAAAAAATATGAAGATACTGTTAAAAGTAAAAGAAAAGCTATGCTTAGAGAGTTATATGGTGAATTTGTAAATGTAGATGGTAAGGTTATACAAAGAAATAATATAGATTTAATTGACTATGCTGAAAATATGGTAGTATTAAAATCTGGTAAAGGTGTTAAATTTGATAAAAGATCAAGTACTATAGGAGCAATTAGAAAAAGAACTGTAGATTATAGAAATGATTTTATATTTAAAAATAATACCAAAGAAATAAACAAAGACAATATAGACATTACAAATATTAGAAAATCATTTAGAGGATTTTATAGTGATGAAACAGTTGGTAATGTAATGGTTCGTGCAGAACAAAGAGTTAATAAAGCATTAGGTCATTTAACTGATGGTAGAATACAAATATTTAAAAGTTTACCTAAAGACCCTACTGCAAGACACAGAGCTATGGTAGATAAAATGAATTGGTTTTCAGATATGGAGGGTAAGTTTGAAATGATGGCTTTACTTGCTCACCCTAAATCAGCTGTAGCTAATATGTATGGTGGTACTACAAATTTAATTACTGATGTAGGATTTGATTTTTATCTTAAATCATTTGACGAAAATTATTTAGTTAACACTGTATTTAAAGGTAAAACAATAAATGCTTATGATCCTTCAACTCGACAATACATAAAAGATCCTATTAGAACTATAGATGACGTTCATACATATGTAGAAAGTTTTGGTTTCTTAGAATCTAATATTGTAAGAGAATTAGCTATGATGAAACCTGCTGGAGAAACTGATTGGCAGTCATTTGTAAATGTTGCTGGACCTAGAATTGCTGAAGCATTTAAAAAGTTGCCAGTATATACTAAAGATAAGTCTTTAAATAAAGAAAATATTGAAAAAAGAAAACAAACTGTTGAACAAGAATTAACTATTAGTGAAGCTTCTAAAAAGTTTGGTATAAATAAAGTAGCTTTAGATATGGGTTCTTATTTTATGAGAACTACAGAAAGACATTTACGTTTAAAATCAGCTATTGCACACTACATTAAAGCTAGAGAATTGTTTACTGATAGTAGAGGTCAAGTAGAAGTTACTGAACAATTTTTGTTAGAATATGCACAAAAAGGTATTGAATCTTCACAGTTTATATATCACGCTACAAATAGACCTAACTTTGCTAATACTGCGTTTGGTAGAGTTATGACACGTTTCCATCCTTATAGTTGGAATAGTATTAGAAGAAGAGCAAACATAATAAGTGATCGTATGCTTACAGAAGGATATGGAGACTTTGATGCTAACAAAAAATTTGAAAGACAATTAAGTGCTGATTTAATGACTGCAGCTTTAGGTAGTGTGTTTGCAGCAAGTATATTTGAATATGCTTTATCACCACCTATGAATTGGATGGTAGATTTCTCACATTTAATGTATGGAGATGAGCAAGAAAGAGAAAGAGCTTTCTATAATCAATATGGACATCCTTTGTTATCTCCATTAGCTATTGTAACTCCTCCTGCTGCAAGATTTGTATTAGGACCAACAACTAGTATAATTAACAACGACTGGGAAGCTTTTGCTAAATACACTGCAGCTACTGCATTACCTTTTGGTAGGGTGGGAAGAGATTTCTTAAGAACAGCAGAAACTCCTGAAATGGCAATGGAATGGATGTTTGGTATTCCTGTTCATGCTGTAGGAAGGCTAGGAAATAGGCCTGATAAGGAAGAAAATGAAGAAATTGTTGAAGAAGCTCCATAATGGTGCCTACACGTTAGCCGTTGTTTTTAGGGTTACTTATATACGAAAAATTTTTTTTACAACCGTCTAGGTACCATTTTGAGGGCAATCTGGGTTACAAAACATAAAAATATCTCATAACCCAGTCGGTAGGTTGCCTATAAATCATTTTCTTCTTTAATCTCTTCTTCGTTCTCAAATTCACCCCAATCTTTACATCCAGTGCATAAAGCAATGTAACATCCTGGATCACCTGTTTCTATTGGTTCCGATGCTGGTACTCCATTAGTACAAATTGTGCATTCCATTAAAGCTCCTTTACTTTTTTTACAAAATTATTATATTCTTTAAGTTTTGACACAAGTCGTTGATATTTATTAGTATGAAAAATAATATTATTACGATTCAATTTACCTTCAACATTTACATCCCACGTTGTATCTACTTTTGGTTGCTTCATATTTCTCCTTTATTATCCCCCCTTAGTTAATATATTATATACATCAGTGCCAACCAAGTGTATTTGCTCTAAAGGGTCTGAGGTGGATTTTCACCACTCGCTTCCTTCAAAGCGTGTTAATATAGGGGGGACAATTTTTAATTATCTTGATTAATTCTTTTAAGTATTTCTTCAATCATTTCTTTTTCTGTTTCACCAACAAAAGGTGCTTTTCTGTAATTTAATAACGCTGCTTTAACAATCATTAATTCTGCTGGATTATAGAAATCTAAATAATTATCTTCTTTTTTCTTAGCCAAAACTATCTCCTTCATCTTCTGATTTTCTTATTACTTGATTTATATTTTTATCATGATTTGCATCAGATGTCATGTTATCTAATTCATAATCTTTATCTTTTTCTCTTCTTACTTCATCTCTTTCATCAAGTGCAATTATAATTTTCTTTGATATAGAGACTAACAATTCTACTTCTTTTGAATTAAGGTTTACGTTTACCATCTTTCATTTCCTTTTCTATTTTAATTAATCTTATCCATTCTGTATATGGTATTACTGCTAACGCTTCTTTGCGATCCATACGTGTAACTACTAAGTCTACATCATCTGCATGATGCTTAGGATATAACCATTGTGCAATCTTCTTTTTCATTTTAGCTTGGACTGCATATCCTTCTACTAAACAATCAACTTGTTCAGACTTACCTAATGCTTTACCATTGGAGGCATAGGCCCTCTCAGCAGAGAGCCCTTCCTCTTTAGCAATGTTAACACATTCTCTTTCAAGATTGTTACCACGTATTTTATTTCTATGCGTCATATGCCTTACCTATGCTTGATGTATTGTTTTTAAGCATATTCATATTAACTGTTCCAAATTGGAATGCTAACTTTATATTAAATAAGATAAATGACATACCAAAACTATGTCCTGCAAATTGACTGTAAGTAATTAGAAATTGAAATATCCATAACTTAAATCCTAATTGCATTGTTTTAGTACTTTCATTATTACTGTTTATTAATTTAAACACATTTAACTCGTTTCATTTAATTGCTTAAAAGTAAAGTCATCTGTGTTAAAGAATACAGTCATTTCAAACCTATCTTCGTCTCTTGATTTCTCAGACACGACTTGTCTTACTTTTTCTGATCTTTCACCTTTGATGACTAACACTTTGTCAGCTTTCTGTACTAGATTAGATGAACCTTTTAATGAATGTAATGCAACTACATTACTAGCTGCACTAGCTTTATTTAAGTGTGATATAGCTATAATGATTATATTGTTTTTCTGTGCTATTTGTTTAAGCCCATCAATAACAATATTTTGTTTTTCTATTTCACCTCTGTTAAAGTCTACTTGTACTTCATCAGCAGTATCTACTACTAATACATTTGGTTGATATTCTGCAACGATTTTCTTTACTGAATCTATTCTTGGTGCTATAGTCATTAGTTTAACATGTCCTAATTTGTCTTTAAGTGTAAAGTCTGGATTAGTTTTATATTCATTGTTAATCCATTCTTGACTTTTACCTATAGCCATTTGACCAAAGCGTCTGAAAGTTAATTCTTCTTTCATTTCCAATGATAAATACAATACGTCTTTCAATGCCTTTGTTACTAAATATTGTACAAATGCTGATTTACCCATACCTGTATCACCAGAGAACACAATTAGTTCACCTGGTTTAAAAGTATATTTATATGTATTAAACAAAGCACCTACATCTATTGAACGTTTAGTAAGATCTTCACTTATATATTCTCGAAGATTCTTTTCTAATGCATCAATACTATTAATTTCTAATACATAGTCTTTATTTTTAAAGTAAATACATTTAGGGTCACAGTATTCAGCCATAATATGATCTTTACAACTATACACATAATTTCCTTCATATGTATTGTTAACAGATCTTATGACTTCATTTTCTGGTAATGTTCCGTCACTCCATGTTAGTAAGCCATTTAAAGCTACTAAATATGGAACACCAGAACGTTTGTACGAGCTTGCCATACGCATTAATTTCATATTACGAGAACCTTTTATTGGTCCTTCATTAAATATGTGTTGCATACACGATACTACATTAGATACATCACCTTTTCTACTATCACCATTAGTGACAGCAGCTATTGTTGGTGATGCAACTACCATTGATTGTAAGTATGGATCAAATTGTATATCTTCAGATTTAAACATATTATCATAAAAACCTGGATATTTCTTTGACCATTTAGTGTATGCTGTTTTACTATTAGCAAACTTTTTAATATCATTATATGAATAATCTTGTAATAAATTTATAGGAATAAAGACTTTGTATAAACCTGTTTTGGTATTCAAAGCCCATTCACTACGTATTATTCTTGTCTTATCATATATAGAATCACCAAAACTAAAATGTTTTTCTAATGTAAATTTTAATTTTGTATGTAATTCTTTACTTGGTTGTAAACCAAATACATTCTTTATTTTGATATGATAACCACTACCACTAAACCATATATTAATATCTTCTGCCATAACTCCCTTATCTAATACTTCAGATAAACAATTCATAACATAAGGATTAAATGATTTGTCGTCTATATCACCTTTATCAATGTCTAAATGTATGTAATTTAAATAAACTAATCCGTTAAATCCTTTTACAGATCCTTCCTTATCTACGTGTTTAGTAAACGATTCATCAAAATGGTAATAAGAACGATACATTTCTTTCTTAAATGCATTCTTTTCTACTATGTCATTGTAGATATTTATATTACCAGTAACATTTCTGTTATTGATAGAACCTTCTACTATTTCTACGATAGCTTCTCTATTTTCCATCCCTTTGCTTTCCCTTTCACGTCTTTAATTTCTATTAGTTTAATTCCCATTCTAGCTAAATCATCACTTGAACGGATTGTTCTAAATGCTCTAGAATATGTACTTGGCGTATGTACTTTCTGATGAGCAAGTCTTCCATAATTATTTATTTGTGTTTCAAAATCGTAACTATAGAAGACTTTAGATCTATTCTTCATTTGATTTTCTATCCAACGAAGAACTATTTTTTTAGCTGTCACTAAAACGGTAAGTCTTCAACAGCTACTGATTGACCGCCAACTTGTACAGTATCTTTTTTGTAGTTTTTAGGATAACCTTTTTCTACTTGTGCTTTAAACTTAGATTCTAAGTCTTCAACATTATCCCAACTTGACATAGTACTCCAGATTGCTCTTTTGTATTTACCTGTAGATTCATAACTTAAACATGCAACTTGTGCATCAGTTAAAGCATCTACATTAATTTCACCTACATCAGATACATTTAGATCTTTACCAGCTGCTAAATACAATGTATTTACATCATCTGGAAATTTAAGATCTGTTACAATACCATTTACATCTTTTTCAAAGTTTTGATTGATAAAACATGTATAGCTATAGCCATTTCTTTCATCAGTCAATGTAACTTTTAAAGTAGTATCATTGTATTGTGAGTCTTGTTGAGTTACTTCACTAATTTTACATTTATTAATGAAATAATTTTTATTACCATTGCTTGAGTTAGCAACTTTAGTTCCTGTAATCGCCATTATTTACTCTCCTTTTTAACGGTTTTAGGTTTACTTTTTGTTTTTTGAGCTTTTGCATTTTGAATAATCAATTGCTCTTGTTTAATTACACCCATAAAATGAGCCATTGCTTTTTTCCATTTTACTTTAGTATCATAATAATCTGCACCACGTCTTTCAATATGTGTGCTTATATGATCTTCTGGCATATGTTGTTTAGCAATATTAAACATTCCATCTAAAACATCTAACAAATCAACTGTTACTGCTGATGTTTTTTGATTTAATTGTGCATTAACTACTTCTTCTGCACTTGCAAACGCCATATCACCACCAAATCCTGCAAATGCTAATGCACGACCTACTGCTGATGTTTCACAATTTTCCATTGCTGAAGTTTTGTTAATAAAAGTTCCATTGTCTCGTTCTGCTGCTAATCCAGTAAAACAAATCTCTGGTTCTTGTAATGGATTTGGTGTTATTGTAGCTTGTATTACATACTCGTTACACATATCACCTGTTTTTGAATCTACTATACTATTTACTGATATTAATTCAGTTTTTATTGAACATCCCTCATAAGTGTTTCTATATTCTACTAAACGATCTTTGACGAATGTATATTTTGATACATCGAATCCCATTTTAATTTCTCCAATTTAAGTTAATATTTAATTTTAAAGCCCATTAATATAACTACTAACGGGCTTTAAATCAAGACCTAATTACTTAGTCTCTAACATCATTGTAGGAAAATGAAACGACAATTCCTTGTTGTATGGTTGTTCTGTAATCAATTTCCTAATGGAATTTGCTATAAAACTACCACTCATATTACTACAATATGATGTTGCTTTTGCATTACATGGTTCACTACTGCCTTCTTCATCTGAATACCATGTTTTTAGGTATTGTGATAAAGTTGGATTAGTAAACACATACTGTTGATAATGTTCTGCACCCATTCTACCATCTATAAGATACAATGGTTTCTGTTGCTTCATTATATTCTTGACTGCATCAAGTCTTGACTCCATAGAATCAAAACCTAAGATTATAATGTCATTACCGTGTGGTATGTAATGCTCAAATAAACCATCTACGCATCCAATGGTTATATCTGCATTTATTGTCTGGCATATTGTTCTTAAGGCTTTAGTTTTAGATTGTTCTAAATCAGAAATCCTAAATTGTGACACACCAAGATTTTCTTCACTTACTCTATCCATATCATATAAGTATAAGTTATTGCCACCCATTCTAACAATTTGAGTAGCTGCGGCACTACCTATAGCACCGCAACCTAATATGTGATATGTATATTCATTGAAGTTACTCACTATTGAACTATAACGCTGTTCCAACATTGTGGTATCCTCCATATTCTATTGGTTCATCTTCTTCACCTTCAATATCATATTCTATGCATTTATCTTCAAAAGACCATTTAGATCCTTTTGGATAAACCCAATCATCTGCATTAAATGTAGCCATTGCTGCAAACAAGAACTTTTCATGTTCTGGTTCTTTAACTAAACCACATCTTAACTCACTTTTACTCTTTTTCAATTCGTAATTAAGTTTGTTAACTGATATTTGGTATTCTTGAAAATCTAAAGATGTAAGATAATCCATCAATATATTATCTATTTTAGATTCAACTTGAACCATTTCTAAATCTAATGGCTTTTGTTGCCATACACTTAGCTGGTTATAGGTTTTCTTAGATAATGTATTTGTTTTAGGATATACAAATGTAGAAGGTTTATCACATAACTTATCAACATTATCTCTAATAGGTTTAGGGACAACTTTAGTTTTAGGTTTATTAATAATATCCATTTCTACATCTTCATGCATCTTATAAGGATGCCATAAATTAACTCTTAACTTGTATTCTTGTTTTAAGTTAATTACTAAAGATATAGACATTTGACCATTACTAAATTCGTCTATTGCTGTTAAGTCTGTTCCAGACCAAAACACTTCCATTGTATGATGACTATGCCACCATACAAATTGAAATGGTTTATCTTTCATTTTCATAGCAGTTTTAACATAATATTCAGATAATGCATCTTTATCTAACACTGTATTACCACTACTAATTACTTGTTTTAGTATTACAGGTTTATGCATTTTCCATTTATTATCTTTATCTTGTTCTGCTATAAGGAACCCACCAATTTCTGATGTATGCTCATCATAAGCATACCTTGCATAGTTTTGTAATGTGTTCCAGTCTTTATTACTCATGTAGAAATTAGCCATTATTAGTCCTCCTATTAGTATTAGCGTTTACCCACATTGACATTTCTCTTTCTAATCGATTTTCATCTAGATCTTCTAATGATTCAAGAGTTGTTCTTGTATTTTCATTAGTTAATGCTTCAAGTTCATCACCAAACGATGGTAACTCATCTAATTTATCTGCATCAACATAATCTAGTGTTTCTTTTGTGCTTATCCATTCTATAAAAGCCATAGTATCAGCCTCTTTTGTAACAGTAGCATATTCTAAACAGTTATATGAACTAGAATGTGTCATCATTGCATGTCTTGCATTGATAATGTGTTCTGCTAAGAACTCTTCATACCAATCAGCTGCACCAACATCATACATATCTAACCACATACATGTATATTCTTCATCATATATACTATTATTTTCTAAGTATGCTACTATTTTATTTTCTAAAGCATCCATAGTAACTAAACTTAAAAAGTTATCTTGTAATGAAATATCAGTATCCCAGTGACCTAAGTAGCATTGATACATAATAGATAATCTTTTATGTGCATCATTATCACTAAAACCTATTTGATCCCATACTGCTTGCATTTCTGGCCTTTTTTCAAGAAACATGTAACGAATTCCTTGTAATGGATTTGATCGTGTTGTGTGCCATACATTCCATGAATTAAACAATGATAACACACCTATTACATCCATATGTAAGAAACATGTGTTAAACTCACTAGTTATGTCACCATGGCATACATTTCTCCAATGATCTTTTTCATAATCTAGATATTGACCAACACCTCTAGGCATAACATGTTCTCTTGTTCCAATGTAAGGATATGCTGTTACAGTGTAACTATTGCTATATGATGATGACATGTTTAATGGATCAGAATTACCGTCATAAGCACCTTCATAACCTGCACCTGCACCCCATACACTAACAGTATTGTTTAATCCAGCCCTATGACTAAGATTATTGCAATATCTATTATGTATATTTGTAGTGCTACACAAGTTACTTGATGTTATTTTTGTAATATCACCATTGTAATATATCATTTTGTTAACTAATTCAGACACTTTAAAATAAAATGCCATATGTATAGGTTCTGGTAATTCATAACTATATACTACATTACCTTCACGATTAACAAAATCCATTACTGGTTTTTTCCATGTGTATGTTTGATAAACATAAGTATTTTCGTAAGCAACACAATCTTTTTCTGCTTGTGTTAATTCTCTACCGTTTATTCTTAGTTCATCAATTCTATCACTAGATATTCTATACATATCTATTTTGATATCTATATCACCAGAAGATGATATATTCTCTGCTATTGCTTTTTGTTCATCAAAACGATTTAAGAATTGTAGATATATTTTTTTAAATACATCTTCATTGCTATCAAATCCTATGTTATTAGCTCTTAATCTTTTGAGCTTATCATCTAGATCTAATATTTTATCTGTAAATTGTTTTTTATACCATTCAGCATTATTAGCCCTACTAAATAATGTTTGTATACTACCAGTAGGTTTATTGTATTGATGAAATCTAGTATCTATACAATCTAATATCTTTTGTTTATAACCAGCACCCCATCTAAATGTTTTAGTAACATGTAATGGTTCTAATGGTTGTAACTCTGATCTATTTCCGTAACACCAGTTAGTTAACATCCATCTATTATTAATGACATCTAAGTCATCAAGTATTTCTTTTTGAGGACCTAATCGTATCGTTTCTGATACTTCTTTGTAATTAGGTTCTCTATTTTCTATTTCTATTTTCATTATCTTTCCCTCATTAAGGTATGAAGGGTAACTTATCAATCTACAGTGAGTTATCTATTATTACTTGTGAATAATGTAGAGATTTGTTGTTACCCTTCAAGGTTTAAGTTAACTGATTATCCACCAGTTTTATCTCTTGCTACAATAGCAAGTGCAGCACCGTCTTCTAAGACTTTACTGTCGTCTGTAACTACTACACCATTATAATTAACTGATGCATTAGCTGGAACATTACCTAAATGATCTTTAAGATGTCCTATGGTAGTAACATTAGATGGTAATGTTGTATCTGCAAAAGCAGAAGTATTCCACATTAATCTAATTGTTGTTGTATCCGTATTACTCATTTGTATCCTCCTTAGGATGATTTGTATTATTAATATTAATATGATCTTTTATCGATTCTGCTTTCTTTAACAAGAAATAAGAATACTGTAAGTATCTGATCGCACTTGTTATGTTAAGAGTGTATTCATTAACATAATTTTCTTCAACACTATCTTTTTCAGCATAATGTCGTAATTCTGATGTCTGTATTTTAAGTGCTGTGCAATATACTAAACTATCTTGTATTTCTTCTATTGCTTCACTTAAATTATTTCTATCTAAGTTATCTGCTTTAAATATAGGAACTTGTTCACCATACTTTTTTGCACCAACTTTTAGTCTTTTTTCTACTTGATTTATCATTGTCATCATATAAGAACCTATATCACTCCATGTGACTATCTTATCTGCTTCTAATGATTCACCACTCATATGCATACTATTTTTAACTTCATTTAGTATGTAATCATTGTTACTGATCATATAATGTAACCTTCTTTCTGAATTTTTCAATCCATGTTGTTTTACTATTTTTTAATGGAACTCCCTGAAATATCCACCATGCACCGTATTTTTCTCTAAACTCTTTTTCCATAGCTTTACGCCATGCTGCATTATGCACTATTTTAGTTTCAGGAACTAATTTAGGGTTGTTATTTTTATCATATTTAACAATCATTGTTTCCATCCTCTTTTCCATCCATTGGCTACTGATGTTTCAGTAACTTGCTCTCTTTTAAAATGTCTATTAGACATGTAATCATAGAATGTAGGTTTATCTTTACTTTCTACATCTATATACTGTATTTGTGCTAAATTATTAATTCTTAAATACAATATCATAGAATTAATATCTTTATCACTATATTCATCGTCCATTATTTTTCACCTCCAAGTGTATCTTTTTTTAATAAATCTTTTAACTATTTCATAGAGTATTATTACTACTATTATTAAACATAATAATTCCAAATGCCTTAAGCAAGCATAATAAACTATATCTTCATCTATATCATAATACATGTGTTTCTCCAGTTATAAGCAAGGCATACACGACGATTGTATGCCCTACTCTTGTTATCAAAGGAAGATAACAACTAACGATGTGAAGCCAACTGATCGCAATAATCGTCTATTGCTTTGTCTTCAAGTCTTTTGTTTTTCCTCTTTTTTTGTAACCTTATAAGTCGTTTAGCATCTTCAGTAGCCAGGTTACGACTACGACGACTGAGACGAATATTACTATTGTCATTCATTTACTTTCCCTCCAAATAAGCATAAAAGTATCTCTTACTCTTTTTAAGTATAAGAGATTGGTTCTTTTTTTTCCTATTTATTATCTTTATCAACTCATCACTATGTATTCTTGTGTAATTGTTGTAACAAGTATATACATCATTAAAGTCTAAGAATAATGCTTCTTGTCTGTATCCATATGTTGTTCCTCTAAATGGATATACTTTAACTATGTTTTTAATAGGCACTATCATAGTATATTTATTTGCTTGTTCAGATGTAATAGTCCATGGATACAAATAGTTTTGTCTTGTTTCCCAATTATCATGGAAATGATCTTGATCGTGCATTATTTCATGTAAATACTTCATAAGTCAAATAACTCCTTAGTTAGATATTCTTCCTTATTCTTTTTTAAACATCTTACTCTCTCTTTTAATTTCTCTATCTGTATTGCTTGTATCCAACTTACTGATAAAGTCATAAATATTATAAAAGATAGAAATATTATTAAATCGTTCATGTTACTCTCCCTTTTTTTAGTTAGCTGTTTTTTTAACTTGTTAGTTGGTTTAAAAAATATATGTGTGCACTATCGCTCTACATTTTCACGATTTGTGTTCAGGACTATAAAATGCATATGCCTTTATAGTGGAACCTTTCTTCCGCCTAAATATAACTATGTGCACAATAATTATATCAGTGGGTTATTTTTGTTTTATAAGCGATAACCTTGGCTTAGCGTTTTGCTAAATTGAAATAAGGTGGATTTAGTCTTACTCTAATGAGTTTTACACATTCGTCAATGCAACCTATATCCTTTTTACAGGATAGTTTACTCCTTATTTCTATTAATTTAAAAAATCTTTCGTGACGATTAGGTGAGGTATTACCTAACCGCCACTGACAACATTGCTATGATCTAATTGATATTCTAATACATCTTCTTTCAAAGCGTGTATCTACTAATATTACAATGTCGTCTTTATTATTTGATATATCCTCTTTGGCATGAATTTCTGCTTCTAACTCCCTTAGCTTTTTAATTACTTTAGGGTTATATTTATTTAACTCTATTAAGTTTGAAATGCATTCTTTCCATGATTCTATACTCTCTTTTGTTTCTTCAATCATAAACTTACTCATGTGTTCCTCTCTTTGTTAGTTGTATATAACCGTTACGATAACCGCTTATAAAATTTACTCTTGATCTTTTACTACTGTATTGCTGTAACACTTCTGTTATAGTTTTCTTATAACCGTTGTTATTAAAAATACTTACTATCATTTTTGCTTGTTCATCACGATAGCGTGGCATATAATGTGACATGTTTAACCTCTTTCCGTTTAGTTTACACTGTTTTTGTTGTATGGTATTGATTAAAAATAAGGTGTGCCTAATGCATTCAGATGAATACACTAGACACACGATATGTTGTTTAGGACTTACTGATAAGAAACATATGATACTTCTTGTCGGTATCACATTGTTTAATGTAAGCCGTTTCTAGGCCTAATGGTTGCAATTCACTCTCTATAAAGCCGACGAGAGCCTCTTGCGAACAATCAGGACTAACTAATCCAAACACACTAGTGTTATCAAGACCAACACATTGCTGTGCCTCGTCGGCTGTGATAATACTATCTGTAGTTTCTTTCGTATTAGTTGAAGGATTAACGAATGTTACTACTTTCTTTATTAACATAGTGGACTGTTGTCTTTTCACTAAGTGTTTAGATTGTTCTAACGCTTGAATATTAAGTTTTGCCATGAGCTTAACCTACCTTTTTCAGTTTGTTTATCTTTATGTTGACGAATGTCAACGAAGGACGAGCGATGTATCACGCCGACAAATATTTGAAGAAATAACGCCTTCATTAAAAATCTCAACGAAAATGCGTTAATTCTTTAAATATTTGGGTGGGATACATTGTGTATATACCTCATACACACATTCTACTTGCATTTTTTAAATATCGGACCTAACTTACAACATGACTAAGTTACCTAAAGATATTTTGAAGAAAATTGCAGAAGCTGAGTATTTAGAAAAGTGGAATGGAACAGAATGGGAAAAGGTTCCAGTAGATGCTAAGTCACCTGCAGTACAGAGATTAAAAGAAATGATGATCGCTGAGATAGAGATTAACGTTACGAAAGAAGCGTTAGAGCTAGAAATTCTTAGAAAAGAAGATAGGGATTTAGATTAGAGTGTATGGTATTAACGTTAATAGTAACGTTAGTATAATACATTAATTATTTAAGATAATTAATTACGTAAAGGATTAACGTTAATG